TAAACGATTAGTCCAGACTCTACGCTTATTGATAAGACATGCGAGACATTGACCACATGGGAAAGGCACACCGTCTAACGCGTCATCTTTATCGCCTCTAGCGTACCTTTTCCAGATGTGGCCGTTTCTGTCACGGACAAATGGCTGCGTGCATAGCATTTTGTCCCATAATGAACTGTTATGTTACATTCTTATACCAGCGCGGCGGGCAAAAACACGCGTGCCTCTACGGCGGCGACCACGACCACGGCGGCGGGAACGTCTACGGTAAGCCATATGTTACTCCTCATCTTTTAGAAGTTTTTCGACTGTTTCGGCGGGCAGTTCTACCAAGGGCCAACCTTCCGGGGCTGAGGTTCCTCTCGGAAACACATAAATAAATGCGCCCTGTTTCAGGTCAACGTAGTATTTATGTTCTCCGGGAAGCTCTTTTACTGATTTTGTATCTGCAGCCACGGAAAAAAGCAGTTTATACCTTTCCATGTTTACCTCTATGCGATTGTCAAAGAGCAGTTTAATATCCGAAATAATCGCGGATGCGTTTACCTTTGCGATATTCGCCGGACATTAAATCAAAATATTCACCATCTTTGCGCCTTACATCGTCAATAGGCAAAAAATTGGCTGCATAAGGACGAAGATGATTACGAATAAACCACTGATAACCAGCAAACGGGCTAGCCTCAACGCTATCTCCCGCGTCCTCGTTAAGCAATACAGCACGGCCAGTGGGGGTGCTGTAAATGCGAGAATCAGGAGGACTGCCAGCTTGGGTGCTTGGGTCTCCGACATTTGAGGATACGACTTCACTAACTTTTTGCTCCGTCCTATTTGTTGGATAGGTATCACGAGCTGAATCACCTTGTCCATCAATTAGTGTAGGAGAGCCGGGAAAATTCGGGCCTAGTTGCTGATGAGTATAAGCACGTTCAGCGTCCGAAGCCATTTGCCTGACCATGTCCATTTTCAGGGCTTGGTTCTGGAGGTTTTGGTTTTCGAGCTGGGCGCGTTGTGTTTCAAGCTGTATCTGAGAAGATTGCTCACGTTGAGCTTGCATTGCAGCACGCTCTTTACGGCTCATTCCAGCTTCAACAGCGCGGCCGATACTCTGGCCAGCGTCTCCAAGCCATGAATAATCTTGTCCGCTGCTTCCTCCGATGACGCCAGAAGGAGTGTAAGAAGCAGTATTAGCGCCAAGAGCGGCAAGCGGATGCAGACCAGCAGCTTTAGCATCTGCGACTTTCCAACGAATTCCATTTTGTGCGAACTCCTTTTGATGTTCGTAGTTCATCTGGCTCAAAGCCATTGAATTATCAGAACCACCGGAGGAAAGAAGGCCACCAGCAATAGAGCCGACTGCACCAATAGCACTTCCGACAACACTACCCCAGCCCATCGCTCACCTCACTTGCAGTTGATATAAGACTGAGCTGACCATCGGGGGGAGCGATGGGGGCGTCGTCCTCTACCAGCTTTCGACAACGCGAAGAGAACACGCCTCCTAGTGTGCCGACGAACGCAAACGACAGTTTCCTTGGGTGAATGAAACTGAAATCGCATTGCCGGTTGCATCCAAAACATTCGATTTTGTACCGATACTCTGGACGGTTTAACAGAGTATTGTGCGATGGTTCCATTAGTACGCTTATATTGTCTTTGTTGGCGCACGGTAAGCGGTTGCGCACGGAGGTCTTCGACATCGGTTAGCCTCGTTAGGTTAAATAGATTGTGCAAATCTCCCGCCATTCGGCGGGGCGTTCTCAGGGAGAGAACGCGAGTTTGCAAGGCCTGTCGGGTGACAGGGGCTTTATTGCAGGTTGTACAGGTGGTTGTTTTTTTTGACTTTTTTGCCATATTGCCACCTTCGTTTCACTTGGTGTCACTCCGCACAGTTCATTACAAGAGGGAACTGTGCGGAGGGCTTTTAATCCGCCTTCGGCGGTTCCGCCGGCGGCTCCGCAGGGATACCCTGCGAAGCCTGGGCGTCTTTCGCTTTCTGCTGCTTCACGAATTCCTGAAATGCAGCGAACTGCTCTTGCTGGTTCTTGAATTCCTCACGCATTTGCTGTTCCGGGAAGAACGGCTTGCCAGTCAAATGGTCAAAGTGTTCTTCATACGGCGTAGACGTATCAAAAGAGCTGGGGTCGTCTTCCACAGTAAAATCATCAGCATCTTCAAAAGTCTCATAGCCTTCATGCTCCTCTTGTTTCGCTTTGAGAATCATATCTCGGATACGTTTATGAAGGGGAGTCTCACGGGACCGATGAAGACCGAGAGGAAGGGCCACGGGCTTTTGGCAAAGAATTTCTGCGCCTTCGGGGGTGAGCGTTGCCATTATTCATACCTCCTAGATAGGATTGCCGTACTTCGCCATGAGCCTACGGGCTTGGATGGAATGATTTGCCATGTAGTATATCTGGTCGTTTTCTTGGGCCGCGAAGATTCGCTCAGTCGGTACACTGGAAATGAAATCAGCGTTAAGGACAGGCTCATTTCCGAACTCACGGGCCAGATGCCAATAATTGAGGATGCTACGAAATTCTCCAGCAACGTAAGAAACATGCTGCCTATAGTCATCATAGCGGTTTTGGTAGCCGAAGACTTTTTCAGGCTCTGCGGCTCCGAAAAGCTCTTGCGTGAGGACTTCCTGTTGACCGATATGCTGCAGTTCTTGTTGCCAGAAGTCTTCCTTCACACGGCGCAGCCATGTACGAGGGACACCTTGTTGATAGATGGACTTCGGCCGGATGAGCATGATTGAGATGATATAGCCATGTTCTTCAATGAAACGGCGGTAACGATTAGAGCGCATGGCGGCTATACCATGGCCACGGAGGGTTCCAACAGGATTATCACCATCAGCAGCGGTCTGCAGGACTTCGGAGAATTGAATGGTTTGTTTGCCACCGCCGAGATATTCAGGACGTTGTAGGCGAGCATCGGAAGCCTTGATACCGAGGTATCGCAGGTATTCAACATAGCGCGAGCCGTACATTGCTCTGTGTTCTTCAAAGCGTTGTAGCGCAAAAGCCTCGCGGAGGTCGTTGATATTTACCGAGCCGACATCAAGCCCAGTGACAGTGCCAGATGCCTGTAAAGCTGGGTTCAACCAAGCTAGACTCGTAGGGCCGGATACTCCAGAACTTGAAGCTCCGAAGGTGACAATAGTATCACTACTGTTAGTCTGTAGAGCACCAGAAGCGAAACCTGAAACTTTAGAAAAGGACGGGGTTCCGTTTCCAGTAATGTCAATGTTTACATCAGCAGTACCTGACGCTTGAACTGGCACGGTAACGTCAATACCTTTCTGTGGCCAAGGCCGGGCAGTAGTGAAGTAGTCACGTTCCCAGTCTCCACGGAGTAGTTCTATAGATGTGGTTGTGTCTGCTCCGGGTTCGTCCGATATGGCAATCTCCTGTTCCAAGTCTTGGTCTCTATACCATTCATTATAAATGAGGTTGTAGGCTCGGAAAGGGAGGGCCGAAACAGTAAGGCCGGGAATGCCGGGAGGAAGGCCGAGATGGTCCGCAAGAGAACCTTCAAGGAAACCATCTGTCTCATCACTGGTAATTGTAGGAAATTCCGTTGTATCAAGACCGTCCGGGCCGCCTGTGATGAAATCCTCAAACTTCGGAAAAACAAGCCGGAGCGGAACATACCAGTGATGTATCTTGACTTGGACCGGGTGCATGACAGGAGCGAGCATAGGTGCAAGCCGCATGAAAACAGAAGTGGCTTGTTGGATTGTGTCCCCGGGAAGCACTTCTGTTAGGCCAATGGGGAGCATGTAGCCCATCTTGCATGTACCAAGTACGTAATGAGAAAGAGAAAACTTGTTTCTTCTTTTCATATTGCTTTGTTCCTTGAGTTATAGATTTTGTGAATCGCTCTCATCTGTAAGTTACGCTGTTTAGATTCATCAATTAAGAGTCTCTCTAGATAGCAATTAACATACTTGTTTGAGCGTTTAGCCTCAAGATACTTCTGGAACATTTCCTCAATGTAGGGGGTCAAGTCTCTTTCAAGTCCCATTTCATCAAGTACTTTATCACGCAGGTATCGACCAAGTGGAAGCTGTTTTCTACCATGCATCAGAACAGGAGCTTCATGAACAATATCAAAGTACTGTCCTGTATCTGGATTACTAAACAGCTCAACGAGTTTTGGAACCGCATTAGCACCAATGCCGGGCTTGCGAGACATGATTGAAAACTCTGGCTTCCTACCATCACCACGTCTTGTCATTTTTTTCGTGACATAACCAGCGACGTATTGAATGTTATTCTCATTTATTGGCTGTACGTCTATACGGCCAATCGGTTCTCCTTCTATGCTCCACGCTTTTTCAATAAACTTGGCTGCATCAGGTGGAACACCGAAAAGAATAGCATGGTAATGTGGTCGTCCACCTCTAGGGCCGTACTCTCCACACAGGTAATAGCGAAATTGAAAGGAAGGTAATTTCAATTTCTTCTTGCCTGTCTTTTTCTTAATTTCCTTCCGCGCATGGTCAGTTAAACCTTTACGGAGCCGTTTTAAGAAAAGTTGAGCATCTCGGACACAAAGAGTTGGAACGGGCAGGTCAACCATGAAAGGGAGCATGTCTTCTTTATAAGTCAATGTTATGAAACTGGATTCTTCATGCTCGAGAGATTCAAGCAT